TAGTGGCGATAGCAAGCGTGACGGGCGCGACATTAGCAGTAGTAGGCGAAGGTTTTTTAATTGAATCCTTGTGTTTTACTAGGAAGTCGGTAATATATTTGTAAGTTTCATCAACCTGTTGGAATGTGATACCACCAGTAATCAATACGCTACCGCTCTCAAACAAAGCACCTGTAACCTTTTTACATTCCCCGATATTTTGCCCTGAACCTTTGCCATAACAATATTTAGGACACGAGCAGATTCCATTCTTATTTTTATTATTAATATTCCAAAAGTATTCTAACTTTACACCTTGATATATCCCTGGTTGAAAACTACATTTGTTATTATGCTCGTCGCCAATAAATAGCTTGTGTATTTCCTTCCTTCTAATTTCAAAACCCTTTGTGAGTCCAGGGTCGCAATACACTTTAAAGTCGGTGTTTATCATACGTATCTTGAAGTTTTGATATTTCAAATCTAGCTTATAGTCTGGCTCGGCATTCACGATGATATTTTTGTCAATATTATTATATATTAAGGTGATGTCTTCAATGATATGATTGACGATATGCTCGGTATCTTTGATATCTTTGATACCTGTAAGCTGTATGTTCCCGTTTTTAAATATCTTCACATTTGGTATATATTTATCACTGAACTTATAAATAACCGTAACCTGATTATCAAACCTGTTCTTTTTCATCGTGTTCTTCTTGCTCTTTCTTCGCTTTTTAGGATACACGCCTTTAGACGCATCAACTCCGTTCTTCATAAACTGAACCCATACGACCCCCTTGTCTTCCCCTCCAATAATATTCTCTATTACCCGAATATTATCAAAGAGAATCCCTAGGTTTATGTTGAGATTATTACCGACGTTCGCATTACACGTGATGGTTGATATCCTATAAGGTGAAAAGAAGATGTTCGCGGCTACGGCTTCAGCGGTGGCGGCTGTAGAAGTAGTAGCGGCTGTAGCAACAGTTGCGGTAGCTGCGACTGCGTTACTCATATTCAATTGTATAGTGTTATGTTATGTTATTGTCGCATATATATAAGGATATATGCCTTTATATCATTTTTTATTTGTTTAATAAGTTTAATAAAAATAAAGAACTGTAATGTTACTTTGAAACGATTAGACTGAGTTTACTATCAATGGTATTCGCGTTAGTGGTCGCGTTAGTGGTCGCAATAACATTCTTATTCTTTTTAATATTCTGGTTATCCAGTTTAATGTGCATGTTATCCGTAATATTCTTAAGATACGAGGTATTCACAACTTCATAGCTAAAGTTCGTAGAAATCATTGGCGGGAGATTTAGAATATATGTCTTATCGTTCGTATAATGCCCTTTACGAAACTCCTCAATTGACATTGGGCCATTAAAGATTTTTAGTAAAAATCTAGAAGGTGCTGGGCGAATCGGGTGGCTGAATCCGTAATGCTTACTAAGCATCTGTATTAGGCTGTTAATTTCCCATACCTTGTCGCTCCCACAATGCGAAGAGAAGTTATAAGCGTTCGCACATTCAAGCGAACAGAAGTTCCCGAATAATACGTAGGTATCCGTTTTGATATTGTATTTATAGGGCATCCCAAACGTCCTATCAACAATTGGATGACAGCACCAGTAACAGTTATTACTTGAGTTTAATATCTCCTCCTTGTTAGGCACCTTCAAAGAATACTCGCTATTACTATTATCAAATATGATATTATCTTGTATAGTGCTATACGTATTATTCTCATTAATATAAAAACAATTCGGTTCATATGGTTCGGGAAACTCGGCGCACGTATTATTATCCGCTATGTTTAACTTATTGATTTGTGTGGTTGTTAATGGCAACTGTAATATGATGTCCTCGTTGTCAACCACAGAGATATCCTTAATTATTGTATTCATCAGGTTCTTCTTCTTCTTCGTGTCGCTCGCATTATCCTCGCTCGTTTTCGCTTTTCTAGGCATATACAATTTATAAGCGAAGCCGTACGGATGCCTTATATAAAATATATATGCGTTTATTATTTATATAATTATTTCGTAATATCTACGATATCCTAGATATCTACGATATCCTTGTTTTTGTCAAAGTAATCCTTAAAATACACGATATTTTTAATCAATGAATCATTCATATTCTCGGTTACGTTTTTAATACTCGGTGTGTCAAACTTAACATTAGTCTTACCACCAACCTTACCGTCAGCCTTACCGTCAGTCTTACCACCAGCCTTACCGTCAGCCTTGGTATCATTAGATATACACTTCATTTTAATTTCCCTTATTTCGTTATTTAAGGAGTTTATAGTATCTATTAAATATTTTATAATGTATCCTGATAATAATATTAGGATTAATACTAGCAAATCCATTCCTTTAATTAAATAAGAATATAAAAAATAAATAAAGCCAGCACGCGCTATCTAGGTAGCCAGACAAAATTACAGCTACCATTAATAACCGAGAATACGTTAATCACCCTCGTATATATTATTACGTCTAGTTTAACATCATTCTCGTCAATATAAGGTACCGCCTTCCTTCTCATCAGTTCAAACAGGTATTTGAACTCGTCATTCCTCGTAATATCCTTTTTCATATTGCTATTGCCCCGATTATTGATATTCATATATATAGACGTAGTAATCATTTGGTTATTATAGGAGCCTGCGCTCATTATCTTCTCGGGAAACAAAGAGAACGAATAACTGTATATCCCCGCCCGTGGCACATTCGTATGATATTGATAGGGCTGTATGTTATTATAATAGTACGCCTTCTGGTCTTCGCGGACTATAGTATCCGCCCATTTAATCTGGGCGTCATCTAATATTCCCATCGTCTCGTTATATCTATGCGAAGCAGTATAGTTGTCGTGTATATTAAACTTCTCTGGTAAATCGGTTCTACGCAATACCCAGATAATCTCCTTGATGTGATTATAGGAGCTCGTAAGCGTATAATTACCCCCGTAGCTCGTAATATTTAAAGCAGGGAATGTCTGTCTCTTCACGTAATCTACGACATATTTGACGACCCCCTCTTCGCGCAACGACTTGCTCCTGTATTCACTATCCAGAAATATGTAATTAACATCTAAAGTACATTGTATATAAGTCGGGTTCCTTATAAAACTGCTGATTTTTATGGCTGTCCCGCTGGCGGCTGTGCTGTATATACTATTATAGAACACAGGCGATACATATAACTTCAGCTTATCGCACCAAACTTGGTAGAGTTTTTCCATGTCATTTATGCGAATATCAACCTTTATCTCCTGATTCTGTATCTTGTATAATGGCAGTGCTAGCGACGGATTACGGGTAAACCAGAAGTTCAACGGTATCTGTAATGTACGCCCTTTTATTGAAGGATTATTCGTATCTGCCAGCGTCTTATCTACGGACGGATATATCTTGTTATATAAAATGTTGTTTCTAATCACATACCTCGTGTTGTTGTTATTAGGGCTCGTGTATTCGGGAATATTCCCAATCAACTTGTTATACTCTACGCCATCCTTGTTCGTTAGTTCATTCCAAATATCCATCCATTCGCCATATATCTCGTCGATGATACTTCCTTCAACCCTTATGACGGCCGTATTAATAAAGTGATGGCCTACATTATTTATCCACCGAAACCTATGCGTGTCTGTAGAATATATGTCAGGCAAGTTAAAAGACAAGTACATATTACTTATTAAATCGCCGTAGCGTTGTATTTTGAACGTCATAAGAGTATCGTTTGTGGTCGCGATATTGACGAGATTTATAGAGGCGTTATTCAAAGGTGTGATATTCTTGTTTTCCATAGAGAAATTGACGTGCTTATTATAGACGTATTTGTAGTAATTAATACAAGGTGTTAAATTGATATATGAATCCATCTGTCCTCTTAAAACTAACTGTGTTATACCACCGCCCATAATTACTGTATATTATTGATACTTTAATATTATCTTATATAAATATATTCCATCCCTATCACGCATCCTAATCCTTTTTATTCTCGTATTTATTTATAAACTCTAGTAGATTCTCCTTGCTTCTTTCTTCCTCAAACGAGTCAATCGCCTTCGTATTACTGACACTATTATCTACCATAATAAATGTCGGGAAACTAGAAATCTTCATAACACTGAAGCGGTCGGCATTATCGTCACTATTATATTTCTTAAGCTCCACGTTATTGAAAGTCATGTTACTTAATTCATCCCAAATACCTTCCTTATTAAACTTTACGCAATACCCGCACGATTCCGCATAATAATATTCTAGGGTGTATCTTTTAGCGCCTGACGTCCCACTGAAGAAGGTTTCCTTTATCAATTCCTTATTTAATATCAGGATGGCGAACGCACCTATCACTGATATTATAACAATAACGAAGAGTGTGCTATTACTAGAACCGACTCCCTTATCTGTCCCGAAACCCAATCCAATTCCTCTACCAACCCTTTTTATGCTCCTACTAATCCCCACGCCCATTCCCATTCCCATACTCTTTGAAAGTTTAGTCATTCTATCCTAATATAGACAAACATATTATCTAATTATCTAATTATCTAATTATCTAATTATCTAAATAATGTTGTTGATAATGTCGTAGTTATTATAATATTTTTTAGAAATTTCCTCTTTTATATTTGCGTTATCTGGAGTAAATGCTATATATGTATAGAAGTTATTACGGCTGTTCGCTGTGCTACTGCCGTTACTGCCGCCCCCGTTGCTAATAATATCGTTTAAAAACTCTTCCACAAAATCACATTTTATTAACAGAATCCTATAATCTAATGCGTCGTAGTTGATGATGCTTGATAACGTATCCACTACATACACGCTAAAGTCATTATCTTCCAACAATACCTTATATTCGTCTATGTCATCATTATTACATACGACGATAGTTCTATATATCAAATGAGTTTTGTAGATATCATCAAGTTCCTCTACAAACTGACTTTTAATATCAAGTCTCATAATATATATTGTACTATATTATATAATTATATATATAATTTTTATATCATATACTTGCGTGTCTTCCGTGTCTTCCGTACAAATATTTATATATAAGATTTATTAAATATATCTAGTAATAACAATGGATGATAAGGTAGTTAAAATACCTCTATTTGTTTTTCAAAATAGATATAATATAAGTGTCCCACCGAGTATCACGCAAAAAGCTGAAGCTCTTAAAAAGTCATGTAGTTGCTTTGAATCATTTTACGACCCTAAAATGATATGGGAGAAAAAGTTATACTATAAGAAAGAGAAGTCGTTACATAGCAACACACATAGCTATAATAGTCATCATAACACTTCGCATAATACTTCGTATAATAGTCATCATAATACTTCGTATAGTCACGCTAGTCACGCTAGTCACGCTAGTCACGCTAGTCACGCTAGTAACGCTAGTAACGCTAGTCACGCGAGTAACAAGGGACGAGTCCATATTATTATCCCAGACTTCTCTGATAATTCAAATACAAAGAGGGCTTTAATAGGACAGCTTAATAAATTGACGACAAAGAACAAGGAAGTAATCTGTGAAAAAATCAAGAATATCATCGCAGATAACAATACTGATGAGATATTTTTAATTATCCTTTCATACATTAAGGTTTATGACGGCGATAATAACCTCTATATTGGATTATTAGAATACTTTGACAGCGTATTTTTAAAGAATATGATAGATAAATTATGGGATAGCTATCTAAACAATAAGGAATGGATTCCGCCTAAATATATATTTGAGAATAACCTACTATTACTTAATAACGAGTATGAGTTATATTGCGACTACATTAAATGGAAGAGAGGGATTCATAATATAAACGTGTTGTGGATAAAATATAAAAAGGCGGAGATATCGTCGCTGTTGAATAACATATATACACATCTTACAGAGGAATGCTTTGGTAATCCTAGCATACACAAGTATATTATAGATATTTTTCTGGAACAACTCTTTAAAATATTAAAAAACCATCCCGATAATCGTATCGTAGAAAAAATAAAGGCCTTGGATATTAAGGGTTTTGACAGCTCAACGAAGTTTTTAATATATAATATTATAGAAAAATAAATAATTTCTATTATTATAGTATAGAGAATAATGAAAGAGGCCGATAGCACTTTATCTTTTTATAGTAGTTTATTCATACAACTGATATTTGTATTGCTACTTATAATAATTTGGAGCTATATATATAAGTTAGAAAATGTAGGATGTGCTTGTTCCGAGCATAGCAACAAGGAGTTTATTAAGAACTTCACTATAATCGCTTTATTGTATTTCTTAATTACAGCGTTTATACCAATCAAGAGCATCGCTAAAAGCATGGGCTTTGGCATCGTCCAATTACTGGCGTTCGGTACATTCATATTCTTCTTAACATTTGTGGTATATATCTACTATGCTTTTGACTATGTCCGCTATTTAATGAACGAAAAATGTAAGTGCTCTGAAGATTTACGTCGCGATATTATTGCGATTGGCACGATGATATCCTTGTTCCTTTTCATAATACTCCTTTTCACCATCATCATCATCCCGATTTTGATAAGCACTCTAACTAATTTATTAGTAAAAATACAGGAGTTTGAAGGAGAAGTTGAAGAGGTTATCAAGAATCCCGTTAAATCAATCCGTAATACTCCTGGTCGTCTATTCAACACGACCAAGGATATCGGTTCTTTCGTAAAGAAAACTGCTTCTAAACTAGCGAAGGGCAAGAAAGGTCGTAAGTAAATACTTCGGGTAGTAAGAAAATGAGAAAATAAAAAATAGATATATAGATATATATGTACCTACATACTCCTTTATTTTTATACAATTACAATACAATCGTTACTTCGTTACTTCGTCACTTCGTTACTTCGTCGCCTAGAGTTCGCTGTCGTCTATGAAGATATCTTTGAGATAAGGCGCTAGAATCTCTTCAACAATCAGCTCTGGTTTAAACTCGTCATAGGTCATAAATATCTTTAGCAGTTGCTCCGAGAATCCTGAAATCATAGCAACACCCTCGGTTTTACAATTGACAGGAAACGATTCCTTGTGACTAGAATTGAGATTCCAGAATATAAACTTGGGAGGCGTATAGCCAGCCGCTACAAACCGCTTTTTAATTGTTTTATACAGCGTCTCAATACAACTATTCTCCTTCCTTTCGGTAGTCGCCTCGTCAAACTGCATGTCAGTAAATATAAATAGTTTCCTAGGCATATCCTCGTCGCTAATATTGTTATCCTTGCCGTACTTAATTACCATATCACAAGATTTAAGAAAGTCAGTATTATATCCATACTCCACATCAACGAGGGATTTAAAGCAGGTATATAGAGATGGTTCCTCACCCTTGTCAGCATACTCCTTATACAAATCATCGGGAATCAAGGATACAAGCTCGGGTTTATCGCTGAATGTAATGAACTTGTTCTTAAACATTCCATTACAGCACTGCGATGTGATAATACCAAGCGATATGGCGACTTGTGCGGGAATGCTACCATTGCTGGCAGAGAACATAGACCCTGATAAATCAATAATCGCCAAAGAGTTCCCGAGAATACCACAACTTTTAACGTCATTTACAATAGTCCTCCACTGAAGTTCAATGGTTTCATTTGGCTCATACTCGTCTTGCGAACTGCGAAGATTCACATAATAATTCGCTAGCTCGTGAGGAAGAATACCAGTGACATTAATCTTTGCCTCTCCGCTTCTAACCTTTGACAAGTAATCGCAATACCTGTCGCTGTCGTGCTTATTAAAAGCATTGTGTAACTTTCGCGAAGCGACGCCAGGGACTCCTTCGTAATTGATTTTGTCCCACTCGTTATTACACATATACCTTTCAACAATCGCAATCTTTTTACGAAGAGGCACGAGGTATTCCTTCCTATACTTCTCCATCTTCTTCTTATCTTCTTTATCATAGAGGATTGTGGCGATTTTCTTGGCAAAATGCTTGCGTGAATCATTCCTATCATTCTCACTAGGAGCCCACTTCGCACACAGAGAGACGCTTTTGACTTTCGCTTTAGCGGCTTTCACGGCATTTGCGAGCTTCACCTTCTTCTCATCCTCGGTGCCTTCTTCGCCTTCTTCCGCTCCCTCTGCTCCCTCTGCTCCCTCCTCTGTAGCCTCCTCCGCCTCCGTAATAAGTTCGCTAATCTTCAGGGATGTAAGGTCTTCCCTCAACTTATCCGCAAACAACGTCAATTCATAATTCTTGTGAATCATTCCATCGCCTTCATTCTCATAGCAGATATATAGCAAATCCTTCCAACGGCCATAATTATTGACATAGGTGGTGATATTATTCATATAGGTGTATGGTTTGTTTTCACGCAACCATAGCATCGCCTGGTTAGATACGGTCTTTTCCTTCTTTCCCTTCAACCTATCGCGACCATTGAAAATGATAGCAACCGTCTTTTGCGGATTAATCTCCCAGCATTTCTCAATATACTGATAGTTCTGTTCCTTCGTGAGCGTACGCGAATACATCATAAAGTAATCCACAATATGACTGCCACTCGTATCAAGTGCGACTGCTCCATTCTCGGTAAGGGTGTATTTTGGAGTATCGCCCTGTGAGCCTTGCGAGTCCTGCTTGGAAGTCTGGGAGACGATAGCCATTGTTCTTATTGGTGCTTAATTAAACACCTTCAAGCCTTAAGTATCATTTTTTATTATTTTCTAGATAAATCTGGCAATTTTAATTTTTTATTAACTTTTTTAAATATTTTATTATATATATATAATAAATTGGTGGTATGCTATATTTTCCTTGGAGATTCCAGAGGTCAAGAGTTGTCAATTGTAAATTGGGGACAGCGAATAATACGCTTTCTAGTATTAGAGAGTGGGTAATAGAACAAACCCCATCATTCAAGACATCAACCCATTGGTGGTATAACGATTTACCCACGCATATCAAAGAGTTATTTAACGACATTACAATGGATAAAAAGATTATAGATATGTTTAAAAAAAGGTTAGGCGACGACCATCAGGTTGCTGTGATACACCAGATGAACGAGATATATGTATCACCTCCTTCAAATAGTAACAAGGACTTTGTAACGAATGCCTCCGACAATATATTTTATACGAGGCACATAGATGGCCCATTTTTCTACTTTCCCTTCGCATCCTGCTATCGGGTCATTGTAGGTCTTGACGATAATAGAGATATTATGACGATATTTAATATGGCACAGGAAACATATATAATAAAAACTGGCGACGTCATCGGTTTTGATTTTAATAGAGAATGCCATTATATATCTCCTGTCATTTGGAATAACAAGAATACGTCCTCAATTCTAGAAAGGAAATATAGGATAATTCTAAAAATACATTACATCGTATATCCTTCGTGGGCGTTTGTCTTTGGGTTTATTTTAAGCAAACTTTCTATTCTTTATAACAAACTC